TGAATATGTTCAACCGTAGAGAAATCATGGCTGAGACTATGGTGATCCTTAACGGTACATGTAACATGTTCCATTATTGGGATGGTTGCATATCAGACACTATTTTGTGGCCGAAGATACGTGATAAGCTGATGAAGTATGGCTCGTTTGTCTCTTACGATAAAGAGAAATACAATGATGTGATTAAGAATCTCATCTAATACACACAACAGACACAGGAGACATATTATGTCCAGTCCTTATGAACTACGTTTTAAAGTGCTAGAAATGGCACGTGATCTTGAAATGAATCGTTACGAGCAATTGAATGGTGCTTTTTGGCATCTACATAATGAACTTGAAAATACGATCGCCGACTACAAGGAAACTGGCGGCAAAGCGTATCTTGACAAGTTAGAAGATCGTTTAGATCAAATCAAAGCATTTATACCACAAATGCCACAGCCAAGTGAAATCAAGGCAAAGGCACGTGAACTTTACGAGTTCGTTGAGACAAAGTGATATAAATAAGGGGGAGGGGGGTTTACAACTCCTCTCTTTTATAGTAAGATATACTTGTTATATTATGAATACTGTGAATAAACTGTTATACATTCGCATACAAGGAAAAACATATGGATTTTGCAACATTAAAATCAAACCGTAAGTCGTCGTTCGACAAGCTTACAGCAGCCGCAGAAAAAGTAGCGGGCAATCAATCACAAAGTCAAGGCCCTGACGAGCGCTTTTGGAAACCCACAGTCGACACAGCAGGTAATGGTTCTGCCATTATCCGATTCTTGCCTGCACCCTCAGGTGAAGATGTGCCCTTCGTTCGATATTGGGACCATGGCTTTCAAGGTCCTGGTGGTTGGTACATCGAGAAGTCACTGACTTCTATCGGTCTCGATGATCCTGTCGGTGAATACAACTCTAAGTTGTGGAACTCTGGTCTTGAATCAGACAAAGAGATCGCACGTAAGCAGAAGCGTCGTCTTCACTACGTGTCTAATATCTTGGTCGTCTCTGATCCTGCCAATCCTCAGAACGAAGGCAAAGTCTTCCTCTATGAGTATGGTAAGAAGATCTTTGATAAGATCAATGACCTCATGCACCCCGCTTTTGAAGACGAGGATGCAGTTAACCCATTTGATTTTTGGGAAGGTGCCAACTTCCGCCTGCGCATTCGCAAGGTAGAAGGTTATCGTAACTACGATAAGTCGGCATTCGACTCTCCGTCTGCTGTGTCTAACGATGACAGCGAACTTGAAACAATTTGGAAACAGGAACATGGTCTTGCCGAGTTCCTCGATCAGAAGAACTTCAAGTCGTACGAAGAGCTTCAGCAGAAGTTGATGCGGGTACTTGGTGGTCTGCAACCTGATAGTGTAGCAGAAGATGTACCATCTGCCTCACCAGCAGCTCCTGAGGTTGCTCCTGCATGGACACCTCCAGCAGCAACAGCAGAACCAGAGACAACTACAACTACATCATTTGATGACGATGATGAGTCACTGGATTTCTTTAGGAAGCTTGCTAACGAATAATAGCTTGGGAAGCTTTAGGGCCGTAGATCTTCAAAAGCGCGAGTCATGTGGTAGCGCGCGGGTCTACGGCCCTTTTTTATGTCTGGAAACCACCACTTACAAAGTGATCTGTAGTGTGGAAAGAAGGTGTAGCAGAATCTACTTGACTTTTTGATTGATTACCTGCAACGCTACCTCTTTCTCTCGGACCGCCAGACATTGTGTTGATGATTGGAATTATTTGATTTAGTTTATCTTTAATCTCGGATGAAACATCAGGCAATGCAGTCTCAATAATAGAACTTAATCCCTCTTCAGCGGCAATTTCTACCATTTCTTCAGGAGAACTAGCACTCATAATCCTATCAAGTGATACGCCTTCTTCATCGAGTACTTCGGTCATATCATTGACAAGGGATCTACCAGTGACTGTCTGATACGCTTGTTTTACTGATTCGTAGTCTCCGTCATTGGCTATCGAGACAGCTGTCCCGTATAATTCTTTTGCTGCGTCACTATATTCTGTATCACCAGTGAGTAGACCTTCTAGCTTACGTACTTTATGGAAAGTTTCTTCGTCGATATCTGCTAGACCATCATCAAATATTTCTTCTGCAGTGTTAATTACTTCGCTTGCATTTTGCATAATGCCTTGATTTGCAGCTGCGAATTGAGCAGCTTCTTCAGGAGTACTAAACGAACCAATTTCATTACCATCATAATCAGTCACTGCATATTCATACGTGGGTGTAGCAGTTTCTTCATTGCTTACTCCATCAGTACCTTCGCCTGAAACAGATTTTTGTAAAATACTCATAAATTGTTCGTATTCAGGTTCATTTAATTCTTGCCGTGCTAATTCTGGTAAAGTAACACCTTTACTATCTAACAACGCACCATTAATAGAATCCAATTCAGCTTGACTGTTTATATTATCAGCAACATAAAGTAATGCGTTTTCGTCAGTACCAAATCCTTCAGTAGCCTCGATGGCGATTTCAGCCAATGACATGTCCTTGTAATCTTCTTCAATTTCTTCTTGAGTTGCAATTCTATCTGTACCGGTAAAATATTCGCCCATCGCTTTAAATTGTTCAGCATATCGATCGATCATATTTTGCAAATCTTTCTTTCCGCTTTCTAAAATAGATGTACCCAAATTTTTCAAACCAGTAGTATCACCGAGGACCATCCAATCGTAAAGTGCATTCACGATATCATCACCGCCAAGAATACGATAAACATCTTCACCGTATAAAACACCGAGCACTAAACCTAAACCACCACCAACTAGGTTGCCAAAGATAGGAACATATGAACCTAATGCAGTTCCAAGAGCGGAGAATATAATAGTAACAATCCACGTACCACCAATTAATGCTAATATGTCATTGATATTTTTCTTACATCGTGTATGGAATTCATCTACTGAAATAGTATTAAACATATATGCCATTGCGGCATCGATCATTGAATCAATAGCAGTAAAAATAATCAAATATTTTACTGGCTTCGCTAATACACCTTTAAAGAATTTAAGTATGAATTGTGGTAATTTGGAAAGTGCACTACCAATTGCTTTGATCGGACCAGAAATTCCTTTAGCAAAAGCAGTGAACCAACTTTTTATAGTATTCAATGCACCAAGAAATTTACCAGCAACTGGATTCGCGCTCAGTATTTGATTTGTTTTAGCGAATGCTTGCGCCATACCGCTTGCAGCCGCTCCTACTTTTTGTACACCTTTAGTCGCTGCCATTTTGGTTACAAATTCTGAACCTTTTGCAGCCATCACACTCTTCAGAGCGCTGAAACCTTTTGATACACTAATGCCCAGTGTACTAAGCGCAACACTCATCTGAACATATGTCTCTTCTATTCCATCTAACCAAGATAAATTATCAATCATTTCTTCGATTGTAGTATCTTCGCCTTCAAGATTTTCGGCCATAGCATTTGCCATGCCCGACATACCAAGTAATAATCCAGGAACTAAGAATTTAGATAGATATGCGCCGATACCAGTACCAGCTGCGCCGAGAACATCTTCGACACCTTGATCGAATACGTCTTTCTTTTCTACATCTGCTTCGTCGCGACGTCTTTCATTTTCTCGTTTTGTTTTCTGATTTTCTTCTGTGGCTCGGTCGATGGCATCTTTTAAACCTTCAAGCGCAGCAATTTGGGCGGCCATTGCACCAATACTGTTTGAGATAGCACTAATCTCAGCACCAGCTGGAATTGCAGCGGTTTTAACTTTTATAGGTGTATAGTTATCATCAAAATAATTTTCTACAATTGGAACAGGATCAATATCGATATCGATTGGTGTTTCTTCGATAATAGTGAGATCTGTACGTTCGGCAGTAGTAGGTAAACTATCTACATCAACCTCAGGCACGATGATCATAGGATCATTTTGAGGTGCATTATCTTGATCTTTCTTACTAGCAATTGCCGTAGCGTCAGCAGATCCATCACCCTGACCTGTGCCTCCACCCGCGCCCGCAGCACCAGCTGCGGCACCAGCTCCACCAGCTAATGCGCCAGTTGCAAGTTTACCAAGCAAACCACTACCACGACCAACTGTTTTCGCAGTATCAGCAGAAGCTTTTGCAGCTTGTGTAGTTTTACGTACTTTGTCTGCTCGAGTAGCTCGACGCAGTTTAGCAAGTAGTCTTAGGAATTTTGTTACTTTGGCCATATGGGGAATAACATAAATAAGTAGAATATACCTATTTATACAGGCAATCGTGGCTACATATATTTTTCAAAAAATAGCGGCTGAAGGTAAAGCACAAAATTTCTCTGACGACGAAGAATCGAGAGATTGGTACAGAGACAAGGCTCAGTCAATTAAGTCAGTTAATATGAAGCGTGAGCTTCGTAATCGTGAGCGTGCATATAACAAAATGGTTGAAACTGATATCGGCCGCATGTATATGTTTCAATACGATCCGAAAGGCAAAGATACATTGCCATATTATGATGTGTTTCCATTGATATTTGTATTAGAAAAATATAGTGATGGTTTTCTTGGCATGAATCTACATTATTTGCCTCCAGTTTTTCGAGCTCGATTGATGGATAGACTATATCAGATAGAAAGAAACGATGCGCTACGTGAATCTAAAAAGCTGAGATTAAACTATGGTTTACTGAATTCTCTCGCGAGATATAAATACTTTAGGCCCACGGTAAAACGCTACCTCAATTCACAGGTCAGATCACGATTCTTGTGGATACCATACGAAGAATGGGACATCGCGCTCATGCTACCTACACAACGATTTAGGAAAAAACAAGCGAGTGTTGTGTGGCGAGATTCTAAACAATTTATTCAGAGAAACTAAATGCCATTTTCAATACCAGCATGGAAAGGAAGAATAAAGGATAGTCTGCCAGCTAGCCGTTACGAAGTACTTGTAAATCCTCCGGGAGGAGATGGACAAGAAATACTAGTACGCGTTGAAACTGTCAGTGCACCAGGTATTTCTTTCTTATCGGTTGATAATTATTCTCCATATGGTAATGGTTTGATGTATAATATACCCTATAGGTACAATCCTCAAGAAGTGTCAATGACACATACTGTTGATGAAAAAGCAGAGATTTATAAAACATTTAGAGAATGGGCAAATAAGATTGTTGATCTCGATGGTGATGCAAAATATGGTGCAAAATATCTCAAAGATTACGTTGTTGATATGAATCTCACGATATATAATCAGCAAAACAAATTAGCGAAGATGGTACAATTCATCGAAGCATTCCCTATCGTAGTTGAACCAATGCAATTAGGTTGGGGTCAACACGACGAAATCGCAAGATTTTCAGTGAATTATAGATTTACAAGATTTAAAATATTTGGTTAAAAATGGAGCTATATTATGGCACTCCCTAAAATTTCTACCCCTACATTTGAGTGTGAATTACCTTCTACTAAAGAGAAGATAATGTATCGACCCTTCTTGGTCAAAGAAGAAAAGGTACTACTCATTGCTAAAGAATCCGGTGAGAAGATCGATATCTACAACGCGATCAAAACAATCGTTAATAACTGTGTGCTCAAAGATAACTTTAACGTTAATGATCTGCCTGTATTTGATATGGAATATTTGTTTATTCAAATTCGTTCTGTGTCTGTAGGTAATATTGTAAAATTTAAAGTACAAGATAGTAATGATGGTATCGAGTATGATTTAGAACTCGATCTTAATGATGTTGTTGTACAATTTCCTGAAGAACATGATAGTAAGATTATGATTACTGATGATATTGGTATTACTTTAAAATATCCTACACCTGCGATGTCAGACTCTGTTGCAAAAGTAGAGAGTATGGTCGATCTTACAGAAAAAATGTTAGATGCGTGTATTGAAACTATTTTTGATGATGAAGAAGTATATAGCTGGAAACAAGAGTCGAAGAAGAATAAACAAGAATTTATCGATATGCTGCCGATCGATGCATATAATAAGATACAAAAATTCTTTGAGACTGCTCCAAAAATTGAGCATGTAGTTAACTATACGAATAGCGAAGGAAAAGAGAAGAGAGTTGTCTTCAGGGATCTTGATGAT